CTACGCACAAATGACGGGTGACACCGAAAACGCTTTTCGTATGCGTGAAGATGGCACCGAAGGTTACTTCTATAGTGACAATACAATCATGCAGGCGATGGATGAACTGAACAACAGTCGTTTGTCTGCGCGTCCTGTTTACAGCGAAGCCATGTCAGAGTTTGGCCCACGCGCTGGGGTTCCAGTAGGCCGTATGCGCTACGTCAACAGCCCAATGGTAGCGTATGAAAATGCGCAAGAAGACTTGCGGGACTTCAGAACAGCCCGTGATGCAGGCGACACAATGCAGTCTTTGATGTCTCTTGGTAGTGCAGCATCGCAGGGTGTATCAGCTTCCCCAGTAAGACGTATGAGTGCAATGCTCAGTTTGATTGACTATCTACGCGGAGTTGAGCGGTGAACTTTATAGAGTTTTTGACATTACCAGCGCGGGATCGTCGGGAGCGTTTAGGTGAATTTCTGGGTGGCTTGGTGCAAGACCGTGATGAACTGGTCAACTACACGCCACCAGCTAACCGCACAACGCTTCTAGGTGACAGATCACAAACTCCAGCAAGCGTACAATTTGTACAGGATTATGGTGACTTTTTACCTGTCGTAGGTGAGATCACTGGTGCAATGGATTTAGGGCAAGAGCTATCAAAGGATGATCCAAACTATCCGTTAGCCGCCGCATTAGGTTTAGGTACAGTAGTTGGCGCTGTTCCTGTTGTTGGTGACACTTTAGCCCGTGGCATTGTTACTGGTGCTGAAAAACTAGCCGATGCAGTCCCCTCAGATGTAAAGTATGCAACCCGATCATTGCTAGAGGGTGATCTAGAGGGCGTGAGAGATGCATTCTATGAGGGCGGTGTCCCCGTGGGTGTTGGCGCGGATGCTGTTAACCCTGCTGGCGAAGTAATGAGTTATTCCGATGTAGAAGTATTAGACCCGCGTGATTTTATCGGTGCTACATTTTCACCAACGCCAGCGGATTTGACTAAAACAGGTGGATATTACACGGGCATTGATAGCTCTGGAACAACGCGTGTAACGCCTTTGATGGGTGGGCCATTCTTTCCTTTACAGGAAACCTATCGCGATGCAGGCGTTGGGTGGCTGGTTGATAGCGCGTCCAAAGCATCAACAAAGTTGGGTAAAGATGCAGACTTCCTGACAGTAACAACTATGTCACCAAAGGCGCATCAGTCAAACGCATCAATAGCTGATGCATATATGGGAACGCTAGAAGCCTACATTCGTGACAATCGAATATCTGATGAGGGATTGAACACCCTAAACAACATCGTCACTGATTTTGGTAAGAACACAAAAAGCGAAGACATGCGTAAGCTATCAACATTTGTTGGATTTGATAGCCCATCATTTGATGATTGGATGCGCAGCGCCACATTTGAACAGCGTGAAATGATATCTAAGCTAATGACATCGCCAAAAGCACTTAAAGCTGGCGGGCCAAATTTCCAACGCGTTTTAGATGAGACAATCCAGCCAGAGTTTGCGGGTAGCAATCTTGGTGACACTGCACTTGTGTTGAAAATTAATCGTGATCGCGGCATTTTAGATTTAGCTTCTATGGGGCTGCCTGTGCATCCATCTTATGACTATGGAATTGCAGCGGACGTAGTTGGTCGCTTTGAAAATCCTGTGTCGCGTGGATTGTTATATAGCGATTTTGAGGATGAATTTAGTTCTAGACCTACAATGATCCGTCCAGACGGAACAATCGATCAGTCAGGTATGGCCTACTCATTTGGTCGTGCATTGCCAGTAGAAGCGATGACACCTGAAAAAGCGCGTAATATTCAAGAAGCTGTCGCATACTATAACATTCAACAGCCCCAGCAGGCACAAGTTATAGAGGCGGCATTGCGCGGGGATGCATGGCGATCTTCATTAATTCCTAAAAACAGAGGTGGTGTTGGCCCAACAGATTATGAGCGGGCTATTGAACGCAGCCCATCATCACCATCACTGTCACTGTTAACCGCAGCCGAAGTAAAAGCGGGCGCGAAGGATGGATCGTTGCAGGTGTTCCAGCTTGGTAACGATGACATCTACTTCAACTTGCAGAAAAGCCCAGATTACACATGGATGAATGATGGCAACCCAATCCCAGAGCTGGGCGATAATGAAATCGGTCTGGCGGGCGTTATTAACAACGAACTGGGCGCAAAGGGCGTAGCTGGCCCAGCAATTTTGGGTAAAGCAATTGAAGAAGGTGTGACAGTATTGGACGCATTTGCAGTTCCAAGTGAAAAGTTTCCAGATGGTTTCCTCAACAGCATGTATGGAAACGCTGGATTTGAAGAAGTAAAGCGGATACCATTCAGTAAAGAATACTACATAGAAGAACGTGGACAAGCGGCCTACGATGATCTATTAAAACAGTGGAGATCGGAAGGCTGGGACGAAAGTCAGGGGTTCCCTGATGTCGTTCTTATGAAATGGAGAGGCACAGATGACCAAAGAACAAACGCAAGTACGCGCATTTTTGACGCGGATTTCGAAGGTTTTGGGACAGGAGCGGACATCGGTTCTATCAGATCGTCAGGACAAGATTTTGAGCAAAGCCTATCGTCGGCTTCTGGACAGCAAACCACTGGACAAAATATCGGATCAAGAAATATTGGGTCAGTACGAACTGGTAACAGAACACCTGTCTCCAATCGCTTACGAACAACGGTAGATGAACTGAAAGGCCTTACACCCCTTCAGCGCAGAAACCTTGGACTGCTAAATATGTAAGGGGACGTAAATGCCAATTACCACATACTCAGAGCTACAAACGGTTATTGCGGACTTCCTAGACCGTGATGATCAAACAACACGCATACAGACATTCATCGATCTGGCAGAGGCTACGATGGATCGACAATTGCGTCACTGGCGCATGGAGCGTAGATCGAACGCAACGGTAGACACTCAATATACTGCGCTTCCTAGTGACTTCTTAGAGCCAGTACGTTTTGTTCTGCAAGCTGATCCACCACACGCAGTAGAGTTAGTTGGTCAGGGTGAGATTATGGATCGTCGCCAAGCAACTAGCGACACAACAGGTAAGCCACGGTATTACGCAATTACAGATGGCACCATTGAGCTATTCCCTACGCCTGACACACAATATACTTTGGAAATGGTATACTATTCAGCAATAGATAAATTGTCAGGATCAAATGCATCAAACTGGGTCTTGCAGTATCACCCAGATGCATATCTTTATGGTGCATTAATACACTCTGCACCATTCTTAGGTGAAGATGCACGTATGCAAACATGGGCAGCATTGTTTCAGAGTTCAATTGATGCTATAAACGTAGAGAATGAAAGAGCCAAGTCAGGCGGTTCAGGTCGTCGTTTAAAGATTAGGAGTTACTAATGGCTAGTTTTACAAAAGTAAACGATTTCGTCAAAAACATGGCGAATGCAATGGACTTGGACAGCGACACGCTGGCAGTTGCGTTGTCAAACACTGACCCAACAGCGGGAACAGATGTAACAGCAGATGGCAACGGTGTTCTAGCAAACATCAGTGAAATTTCTTACACAAACCTGTCATCACGCACACTGACTACGGTCACAAGCACACAGACAGGCGGCACATACAAGCTATCTGCGGATGACTTGACGCTAACTGCATCAGGTGGCTCAGTGGCGGCGTTCCGCTATGTTGTAATTTACAACGACACGCCAACATCACCAGCCGATCCAGTGATTGGGTATTACGATTATGGGACATCCTTGACCTTGAACGATGGTGATACATTCACAATCGACATCGGGACAAACGGCATCCTGACAATGGCATAATGGAGGGTCATCATGGCTAAACTTTTTAACAGAGCCAAGATGACGACATCCACTACTGGAAGCGGCACAGTCACTCTTGGTGGTGCGTCTGTGGGCTACCAATCATTCGCAGATGCGGGTGTTTCTGATGGTGATGTCGTTCAATACGTTATTGAGGAAGGTGGCAATTTTGAGATTGGCACAGGTACTTATAGCTCAACTGGCACATCACTAACACGCAGCCCGACAGAAAGCAGTAACTCAAACGCAGCTATCAGCTTGGGTGGAGCGGCAACCGTATCTATCACGGCGGTTGCTGATGACCTTAATCGCTTGCAGCACGAAGGGTCTACTAAGGTTGAGCCTAGCGCGACAGGTGCCACGGTAACAGGCAATCTTGCTGTCACTGGCACGGTAGACGGGCGCGATGTCGCAGCGGATGGTGCAAAGCTAGATAATATCGAAGCAAACGCTACAGCGGATCAAACAGCGGCAGAGATACGCACATTGGTCGAAAGCGCGACAGACAGTAACGTATTTACTGATGCTGACCATACGAAGCTAAACGGCATTGAAAGCGGTGCGACAGCGGATCAAACAGCGGCAGAAATCAGGTCGCTTGTAGAGAGCGCGTCAGACAGTAATGTGTTTACTGACGCGGATCACACAAAGCTGAATGGCATTGAAACGGGCGCTACGCAAGATCAAACAGCGGCAGAAATACTAACAGCGATCAAGACAGTAGACGGTTCAGGTTCAGGGTTAGACGCGGATACGCTAGACGGTAGCCACGCAAGCGCATTTTTAACGGGTAACCAGACAATTACGCTGTCGGGCGATGTTACAGGATCAGGCACAACGTCGATTTCAACTTCTTTGGCATCTAATAGTGTGGGTGCGGCAGAAATCGCAGCAAATGCGGTTGGCGCGTCTGAGCTAAACGTATCAGGCAATGGTTCTACATCACAGTTTTTACGCTCTGACGGTGATGGCACATTCACTTGGGCAACGCCCACAGATACAAACACAACATACAGTGCTGGAACAAATCTTTCATTGTCTGGCACTACATTCAATGTGGACGATGCTTTTGTTAAAAACACTGGTGACACGATTACGGGTCGTTTCTACATTGATAACGCCTTTAATGACAAACTTATATTGCGTGGTTCTAATGATCCCTCTATGGAATTGCAAAACGCTTCTGATGCATTCAGAGGGCGTATTGGTATTTCTAACACAGGCAAAGAAATACGGGTTGTAGGTCAAGACCCAGACAATACTAACAACATTCATATTTTAGGTGTTGGGCAAAATGGGCTTCGTTACTCTACTGATAACGGCAGTACACAATACAAAGTATGGCATGAAGGAAATGATGGTTCAGCCTCTGGTCTGGATGCTGATAAGCTAGATGGACAACATGGCTCTTATTATTACCCCGCATCTAACCCAAATGGCTACACTACAAATGTCGGAGACATCACAGGTGTTACTGCTGGGTCTGGTCTTACTGGCGGCGGTACATCAGGTACAGTAACTATTAGCCACGCAGACACGTCCTCACAATCATCTGTGAACAACTCTGGTCGTACCTACATTCAAGACATTACGCTAGACACATATGGTCACATCACAGGTATTACATCTGCTACTGAGACTGTTACAAACACAGACACCATTCCTAACAACGCCACAATTACGTTAAGCGCAGGCTCAAACTTGTCTGGCGGTGGTGCATTTACAACAGACCAAAGTTTTAATGAGACTATTACGTTTAACGTAGCTAGCAGTCCATCCTTTACAGACCTTTATGTTGACAATGCTATTTACTCAGTTGGCGACACAAACACATACACACAGTTTCATGCGGCAGATCAATGGCGTGTGGTGACAGGCGGGTCTGAACGCTTAGAGGTCAACAATACTAATATCACTTGTAATTCTAATCTACAGATGAATGCTCATTACATTGATATGAATAACAATGATATTTATGGTGCAAATAAAATATACCATGAAGGTGATACTAATACTTGGACAGAGTTTCACGCGGAAGACAGTTGGCGTGTCGTTGTCGGTTCTGTGGAGCGTCTGGAAGTTAGTAGCGGATCACCTCATGTTCTTGTCACTGGTGACCTAAACAGTACATCTGATGAGCGTCTAAAGAAAAATGTAGCACCTATCACCAATGCATTGTCAGATGTAACGCAGCTTGAGGGTGTTTCGTTTGATTGGAAAGACACAGGCACACGCGGTCATGGTTTTATTGCTCAACAGGTAGAACCTATTTTGCCTGACGTTGTGCAGACGGATGAAGAAACAGGCATTAAGTCGATTAATTATGTCGGCATGATTGGACACTTGGTGGAAGCAATCAAAGAACAACAAAAGCAGATCGACGCTCTCAAAGAACAACTTAATGGCTAATAGTGAAAGGACACGAAGATGGCTATACAGGTAAGCGGCTCACCCGTCATAAGCAACACCTTGCAACTGCAAAATATTGCAAGTTTAGACGCTACAACAACAGCAACGATTGGCGCGGCTGCGGGTGGTAGTGTAGACTGGATAAATTTAAGCAATACAGACAGCGTTACGTTTACTGCTAGTGGGTCATACGATACTGGGACAAGGGATGCGTCAACTGTTTTGTCAGGTATGCCTAATGACTACAAATTCTTTTTATTGGTAACACGGTTTACGCTTAACACTACAACTAGCAGTTATTACGCGTATTTAACACCAGATGTTGTAAATAGTGCTGCAAGATTAGGAAATAGCTCAAGTTCATATTACACACTACCTTATCAAACTTACGGAAGCATGTTTGGTTACATTAATTTTTATAGTGTAAATTACAGTTCTCCAGCTAACCAACAAAATGCCATATATGTTGTAAACTTATTTGATAAATCTGGGCCTTCTAGTCTCCCACAATCAAGTTTGTTTGGAAACCCAAGTTTTTCATCAATACTTCAGATTACTGGTCCTGACGGTCTAAATAACAGTAAACAATCTGCGGTTCCAGTTGTAGGCGGGTTTGTAGACGGTGGGGGGGATTGGAACACACAACAAATGCAAAGCCCTAGTTCTGCTTGGCAGAGTGTAGGTGCATCAATGCCTAGCAATGACCTTAACTATTTGAGTTGGAGAATTAAACTTCAAGGGAACGGATATTCTTCACAGAACGGTCAAGCTCCCAACGTCACAGCGACGATTGGTGCGGCATATGTAGCGGCTTAAAGAGGGCGATAAAATGTTTAATATAAACGGCGTAACAATACAAAGCAACGATTTGACATCATCAGGTTATGAAAGCGCAAATGCTGAAGAAAACCTAAACCGCATCGCACGTGATAAACTCCTAGCAGAAACCGACTGGTGGGCAGTGGCTGACCGCACGATGACACAAGCTGAGATAGACTACCGTCAGGCATTGCGGGATGTACCAGCACAAGCAGGGTTTCCTGATAACGTAACGTGGCCCACTAAACCCGAATAGGATGTAATACATGCTTGGCTTTACCCCCATAGCCGCAACCCCGTTAGGCGCAACAAGCGCATTACAGGGTCTGACGTTTGAAGTAGACGCAGGCAGCTATGCGGTAAGCTATCAGGGTGCAGGCAAGCTAATTACAGACGTAGCACCAACAGGCGTATTCACGCTTGATGGTCGCGCGGTTGATCTAACAAAAGTAATGAGCGTGGCGGTTGATGCTGGCACGTTTACCCTTACTGGTCAGGAAGCAGGGTCAACACGCGGCTATGCGTTAAAGACTACGACAGGGTCTTACACTGTCACAGGACAAGATCAGACTTACATTGTGCATGTCAGTATACTGGCAGACGCGGGTACATTTACCGTCACAGGCCAAGAAATCGATGTAGACATCAGCGAAATTGTAACTGCGGGATCGTACACGCTCACTGGCCAAGATGTCGGATTGTTTGCAGCATACAACATAGGCGCAGACAGCGGTACGTTCACAGTAACTGGCCAAGAAATAGACGTTGATATTTCTGAAAGTTTTGACGCTGGATCGTTTGCTTTAACTGGTAAGGACATCGGCACAGTCATTGCGATGAATGTTGATTTAGCGTCAGGTTCGTTTGCACTGACAGGCGCAGATGCGGCGTTCTCTGTTGGTACAAGCATAAGCGCAGAAAGCGGCTCTTACACCACAACGGGGCGTGACGTTATCACAACCAAAGCCATGAATGTTGCGTTGATTGTTGGCTCATATACTTATGCAGGTAAGGATATCATTGTTCGCGGTTGGTTGGAGCCTGTCGTCGGCGCGGAAACATGGACAGAGCAGGCTGTATCGGCAGAAATATGGACGGATGCTGCGTAGCGTGGTATTGTTCTTGTAACAGAGGAATGAGACATGACTTTTAGTGTAACAAAGCCAACAGTCGGTGGTGACGCAGACGGTTGGGGTACAAAGTTAA